ATGAATCACGATATTGAACGCATCGAGAGTTTTCGTCGCGCTAAACACATCCCGCGGCATAAATGGGCGGCGATTACTGGTATTCATCCGAAACAGCTCGAACGTTATCTCAACGGGCGGCATCTGCCACGATCAGGTGTCTTGGCAAAGCTCGTGAGAGCGGCGCGACAGATTACTGGCGTGCTCGTGAACGTATCTGAACTTTATGACTTGGGCGAAGATGAACCGGTGTGCAGGGTTCAGGCGGTTCGCCGACCACCGAACCCGCGTAGGTTCTACGATACTCGTTTCGATCGATTCTTGAGGCGCGAAGGCATTCTGCCTTCGCAACTAGCTCGTGAGTCAGATTTGCCGCGGCAGGTGATATTGCGGAAGCGTACCGGTGCCGAGGTAACGGTCGGTTCGGCGACGGTGTCGATGGAGCTGTTCGCGTCTACCGCCATCCGACAGCAACCACCATACTTCTGCGACGAGCGAATGGACCCGTTCGAAGTCATCACGGGATTGTTGTCGGTTATCAGTTGTCTGCGAGTTGCCGGCTCGGCGCAAAGGCCCAGACAACCGACAACTGACAACCGACAACAGCTCCGCTGCAACTACAAGGCAAGCACCATCACAACCGCCGCCTCCCCGTCCGGGTAATAGCGCGGCCTGAGATGCGAGGTGGCGAAGTCGAGGTGGCGGTAGAAGTCCTGCGCGCCTTCGTTCGAGCGGCGCACTTCGAGGGCGATCGATTTCACACCGTGCTGGCGGGCGAAGGCGGGACCTTGTTGATCGCGTCGCGATCGGAGTTGAAAACGTCCGCGCTGAGCGCGTCTTTGAGCTGCGCTTTCTGCGCATTCAGTTTCGAGAGCGCGTCCTGGCGTTCGGCCCGGATCTTCGCGAGCGCTTGGGAGAGAGGATCGCCCGCGGCGTTTGCCTGCGCGCGGTAGTCGTTGATGAACCGGAAATACTCTTCCCGGTCGCGCTGCAACTGCTCCGCGGCCTTGGCAGCTCGGGCGCCGGCTTTCGGATCGCCCGCCGCACTCGGAGAGCCGTTCGGCCTGCCCGTGACTCCGAGCGCCTGTGCGGCCTTCTTCCCGAGTTCTGTCAGCTCGGGAAGCTGGCCGCTCAGCCACGCCGCCGCATTGCTCCATGCGTCTTTGACTAGATCGGCCGCGCCGCCCAGCCCGTTCTTCGTGTCGAGCGCGGCGCCGATCTTCTCGGCCGCCACACCGCGTAGCTCGCCGAGGATCGAGGCCGTCGACCGCAGCGATTCGAACGCCTGCTTCGCGTTGTCGACCGGCTTGAACGCATTAGTGAGCTGCCGTTCGATTTGAGCGGCTACGCCCTTCAACGTGTCGAAGCCGGGAATCAGCTTCGCGACACTCGCCGGAATACTTTCTAGGACTCGATTGACCTGCGCGACGACGAAGTGAATCGGCGCGAGAATCACGTCCGCGAGCCCGCCGAAGACCGCCTTCGTTGCGTACCAGAGGGCTTTGACCGCGCCGACTTGCGCCGTAATGGATGCGATCCACGACGTTGCGACGAGCTGCATCGTCGCGCGCACGTATGCGGCGATCGGCCGGCCGCCGACTTCGATCTCTGAGTATTTCCGCGCCTTCTCCCAAACGAGAGCCATCGCGACGATGCCGGCGATCGTCAGCGTGATTGGCGAGGTGAGCGCGGCGATTGCGGCGCCGAGGACGCCGTAAGCGATGACCGCGGTTCCGACGACGGCGCCGATCGAGAAAATCTCTTCGACGAGGCCGCGGTGCGACTTCATCCACTTGCCGAGCGACGTAACGACGACATCGATGCCGCCGACCACACGCTGTACGAACGTCACGATCGCGTCGCCGTTCTTGTCGAAGAACTGGAAGATCGCGTCGAGCGCGCCCTTGCTTTTCTCCAGCGCCGGACCGAGCGCGCGCGAGAACGTCGACACGATGATCTCGATCGTGTTGACGAGCTTTCCGCGGACGGTGTTCGACTGCGCTTCTGCGCTCCGCGCGTAACCTTCGGTGCGGCGCATCACCTCGGCGACGAGGGTGCCGTTCGCCTGCATCCGCTTGATGGAGCTGTTGTCGAGGCCCAGGCGCTTCGCGATGACGGAGTCCTGAGTAATCTGGCCGGTGAGGAGCGAATTGATCTCCTGACGGATTTGCTCCATCGGGATCTTCATCGCGTTCGCCGTTTGAGTGAGGCGCGTCGTGAGCTGCACGACCGCGCTGTTCTCGATGCGGATGCCTGCTTGATTGAGTGCGCCGTAGACGATCGCGAATGCGTCGGCGATCTGCGGCACAGTGGCCGCGGTCTTCAGCGACTCGCGCTGCAGCTCCTGCATGAGCGCCGTCGATTCGAGGTTCGCCGCCTGAAACGCGGTGTTCGAATCGACGACGTTGCCGAGCGAGTCGGTGTATTTACTGTTCGCGAAGAGCAGACCCGCAATCGCGATCTGCGTCCCTTCGAGTTCTTGGTTGTAGTCGAAGACCTGCTTTGCAAAAACGCCGACGGCCGCTGATCCGCCGAGGACGGCGAGCCAGCGGCGCGTCGATCCGGATAGCTCGCCGAAAACGGACGACTGCCGGCGAGCTTCCGCGTTCGTTTGGCGGATCTCGGACTGGAGTCTGTTTTCAGACGACGCCAGCTCATTCAGCGTGCGGCCGAAGCCGGCAATGACCGGCTGTCCGTCCGCACGCGCGATGAGTCTGATGAGAAGTTGTTTTTCGGCTGCCAAGCCTTCAGACGCCCTTGCCGTTGTCCTCGGTGGTGGCGCGGGCGCAGCTCGCGACGAATACCTCGACGATCAGTTGGAACTTTTCGAGGGTGTCGAGCTGCTCTTCGGGAGGGATCTCGAGTAGATCCATCTTCCACTTGAGGGTGGATTCGTCGATGCCGACGATGGTCCCGAAGCCCGCTGTGATGAGCTGCCGGTGGCACGCTAAGAAGAGATCCCACGCCGCTTCGTTCTCCGGCATGAGAGCGGGAGGCGTGAGGGCAGATGCGTCGAAGCGGGGAACGTAGGGCCGTCCCTCGAACTCCGCGCGTCGGCGAAGCGCTGCCTCTGATCTGGCGACCGCGCTTGCGACCTCGCCCTGCTCGCCGAATCTCCACTCGGCGTGCGCGACTAGTTTTTTCTTTCGTCCGCTTTCTTCGCGCGGCCGTATTCGACGCAGCGCTCGATCTGCCACTCCGCGAGGAGTTGCTCGACCGTACGCTTGACGGTGCGCGTCTCGGGAGGCGGCGCGCCGGCTTCCTTTGCGGCTTCGACCTCATCGCGCGTCGGCTCGATCTTGACGTCGACCTCGACCTCGATCGTTTCCGAGAGGATGTCGCGCAGCATTTCCGCGGCCGTCGTGCGGAAGTCGCCGACGACGATGAGCGCGCACTCGCGGCAACGGCCTTCGAACGGCGCGTCGTGCGATTCGCAGAGCTTCGTCGCGGCGTCAACCGTTACCGCGACGATGCGCGGTCGGCGCTCGTCCCCTTCGCCTTCGAACTGCTGCTCGCCGTTCACGTAGACCGGGACGGCAACGTCGGTGATCTTGCGGCACTTCTTGACCGCTTCGTGGATCAGTGCTTCGTCGTCTTGTTCGATCTTCGGGACCGGCTTGCCCTCGGGATTAAAGACGTAGCGATCCTTCTTGTCGCGGAGGTATTCGAAGAGGACGATTTTCTTTGCGAGCTTCTTCAGCTCCTGGCCATCCATCGCCAGAAGGTGGCCGACGCCACCGGCAGGCAGTGGCGTGGGAACCGCGACGTTTCGCGGGTGAAACAGACGAGTATTGGACAAGGGAATTCCTTTTCGGGATTTTGAGAAGCCGGAAGCCTCCCCGGCGGTCGGGGTAGGGATTTCCGTCTGCGAAGACCCTCCTCGATTGACAAGGTACGAGGAGGAATGCAATGAAGAAGACACTACAGCAGGTGTTCTTTGCTATCGCTGTCGTCGCCGTCGCGACGAGCTGCGCGACGCACCGCGCTCAGTCGCTGCCTGACGGCGAGGAACCGCAGGTCAATTATCAAGTTCCGGCTCAGGGGGCTCGGGACATAACGTTCAATGGTTCGGTACGCAAGCAGGCAAAACTCACGATGACTCCTGCCATGAACGTCTCCTTCTTTACAATCGAGGCGGTCACCTGCAACGGCACCACTGCCGCTCCGCCCGCAGGCTGCAACATCACTGTGCCGAACGTTGTATGGGCGCAAACTACCCTTCGTCAGGGTGACGAACTGAAACTAGCGATGTTCGACGCGTACATCTACGCCTGGAACATGCCAACAGACGGCGACTTCCATGTGATCGTCGGCGACACCGCCACCTTCAGCACGAGCACAAATCTTATCAACATCGAAATCTCCGCCCTGCCCGGTACCTTTTTTAGTACTCTCCAGCCGCCTCTTCTTTCGACACTAGCAGAAGTACAACTAAACCACGACTTCGCGACTCTTCGTGAGACGTTCATGGGAAAAGTCGGCGTATGGCCGTACGGGACGGTGCCCAGCGGTTATAAATGCGAGAACCTGAAACCAATTGCGATCAAGGTGTGGGGCGGACCCTTCTGGGACTATCAACATGCCAACCCCAACCCCAATAAGCCGATCGGCACAAAGAGTTGTACAGACGCGAAAGGGGCTCCTATTGCGCTGACGGTCAAAAACGGATGGGAAATACATCCGGTGACGCATATTCAATGATCGTCAAGGTTTGGGCTCAATATCACGAATTAAGCGAAGCGCCGTTGTAGTGGCTTTGGAGCGAGCCGAGGCTCGCTGCCGGTCTGTCTGAATACAAGATTCGAGAGATGGCTGGTTGTGGTTAGTCGATGCATTGCCGTCAGCGGCGAACGCTTCGCGGGGATCAGTCGCTTTTGACGTACCAAAACTGCGCAACGGTAGTCAGTTTCTTCGGCTCAATCCTGCCTGACCTCACGTATTTGACTTCCATCAAGTCGTTCGCTCGGTCAAGCGAGACGACCGTTACTTCGTGTTTGTAACTACCGTCGTACAGCCGCAATCCAACTCGTGCGTTGTCCCACGAGAGCTGCTCGAATTTAGGCTCGGCTGAACGTGCGACCGGAGCCTCGCTGGAGGCGTCGATTCCAGCGGCGTTTTCAGACGTACAGACTCGCGCCTTTCGGATCTGTTCGCGCGTCATCTGCGATTCACCGTACGCTCTCGATTTTGAGTTTGATGGATTCGTATAGACGACGTCGCGAAAACCCGCAGCAAACGCGTAATGGTTCACGCCACCGGGCAGAATCTTTCCGTACATGACCGTGCCGTAACCGAGCGCGTCCATCATTTCAGGATAGAGGTTGACGTCGCCGTGAACGTGCAGCGCGTCACAGCGTCGGCCACGCGCCTCGAACTTCAGCTCCCAACCTTTCAGATCAGACGCCTCGAAGATGCGCTGCAGCTCGGCGGCGGCAGCAACGCGGCGTTGCGCGGGTGTTGCGGTTGCGGCCTGCGAATCTGTCGATGAGGACTGAGCGGGTACAGACTGTCCGCGCGTTTCGGTGCTCTCTGTGGTGCGCGCGCGCTTGCCGAAGTCGCCGAACTGCTCGATGATGCTTCCGATCACAAACACAGCGAACAGGACGCCAATCGTCACGACACACCCGATCGGGAACCACGATTTCGGCCGAGTCGCTGGCGCGGGAAACAGATCCTGCAGCATCGGGATAGCACCTGCTGTGGTCCACTGTCCTGTCCGATACCAGAAGACTTGGTCGTCGCGGGTGACGTTTCCGCTCCGAACCCATTCGCGAAGAAGCGAAAGGTCCGCACGGTAGTCTTTTCCATCGCGGCCGTGCACGTTGAACATCTCCGGTGCCGTTTGCGACGGAGGTGGTGCTTGCGAAGCGTCCATGAATCGAAAGTATATCGATGCGGCTTCGTTAGGCGTTGTGAGTTGCTACGGCATTGGTCAGCGTGAACGTGATCGGCGAATCGGCATCGGTTCCAACGATCCCGTCAAACGCGAACTCCTGCGTGATCGCCTGACCGCTCTGTTTCTTGAGGCCCTTCGGTTCGAGCTTCGCCTCCGGCACCCGCGCGCCGAAGGAGCTCGTGCCGCGCGTAATCGTTGCGTCGATCGCGAGCTTCGTTCCGCTGCGCGCTTTCGCGTACAGCGTGTCGCCCGTGAAGAGAACCGTCACGGTGCCGGTAACTGTGATGTTCCCGATGATGAGCGCGCGGCAGATGCCGGCGTTGCCGGCGCGCACCTCGATGACTTCGCGCTTCACGTTGAGCGAGAGCTTCTGAACGATTCCTTCATCGACGCCATCGGTGAGCGTCGACCAGTTCATCATCTCGGCCGGAGGACCGACAACTTCCGTCGGTGTCGCGTCCATCGAGGCGTCCGCCGGAATGAGAAGTCCAGAGCCGACCGTCTTGAACGTCGGCTTAAAGAGTCCTTCCTGTTCGTACTCGACGTTGCACTCGCTGAAGACCTGATCGACGTATTGGTAATACTTGGCGCCAGCGAGGCCCTCTTCGATGACGTAGTAGGTGACTGTCTTCCCCGGCTTCCCGGTGTGCGTGTACGGCGCAGATGCACCGACCGTGGTCATCGTTCCGCAGAACGCGTAGAGCGGATATCCGACGAGATCGAGGTTCGCGATGAGCGGCAGATCCGCTCCCGAACGGTGATTGCCGAGCGCCGGCTCCCGGTTGTAGCCGTCCGCATAGCGTGCGTCGTTCTCGACCTTGTTGCGCGAATGCTCCGGACCTTGCGCGCCCTTCGCGATCGGAAGGACGTAGGCGACGGCGGCGCCAGGAACGGCGCCGAACGTCGTCTGCTTCGCCATCGTTGTGACGAGATCGTTCTCTGTGAAATAACCCACTGCCTGAACCCTCCCAGTGGTCACTCCCTCGCGCGCGGAGGAGCGCAGCTCGGCGCTGCCCGGCGCGTCAGGCGTTGTTGTTGTGGTTGCTTTTGAACCCGTGCGGGCGTTCGGGCGCGTAGGGCGCCATATGCGAGAAGTCGCGTTGGTGGACGTCTTGCTTTCTTCTTCTTGCCTCGTTACGGGAAACCCCGCGTACGAGTGAGAGAAAGCGGCTGCTCAGGGACGTGCGTACAAGTGCCGCTGACGGAACACGAGAGAGGAGAATCTATGGCAAACCGGGTGCTCGTATTCATCACCTTGTTGACGATCAGCACGTCCGCGGTCTGTAGCATCCGGAATGCGCGGACGACGACATTCCTCAATCTTCGTATGGAGTCCCACAAGGACGCCACATGGATCACGACACTCGGTCCAAATACGCCACTTCGGGTCGTCGCCACCAAGCGTGGGTGGTATCGAGTTGAGACACCTAACAACGCTGGATGGGTCGATGGCCGCTATCTGGTGCTGGACCCGCCGATGACGCACCTGAGGGTGAACGCCGCTGTTCTTGAGTGGCTGCCCGATGACTTCGAGGCCCGACTAAACGGAGCGGGAGTTGCGGTCGAGGCAGTCACGGGTGACCGTTACGACGATAAGCCTCAGTGGCTGCTCATCGCATTCGGTCGCAATGTGCTGGTGTCTGATATTAAGGCGGCGGTTTATGCCACTGGCCCAAATCCGCAGGCCTATCTTGCGCCAATCGGCGAGGACGAGTACGTCGGTGCGATCGTTATAGGCGTCTATGGTGGCAAAAACAAAAGAGTTGGCAGCGTACAACACTTCTACGATGTGTTGGATTCATACGAGACTTCGGAGGAACTGGCCGGCGCGATATCCAGCAAGGGGCAATTGCTCAAATAATGGTTGGACATCAGCTATCCGCTGCGTGGGTGAACGAGGATCTACTTCGCGTCGACTCTACGTGTCGTAGACACGATGTTTCTCCAGGTTGTGTGCGCGTATACTCATCCCGAACATGAAGGTCGACCCGCAAGCAAACCATATTTTGATCGACTACCACGCCATGACGGCCAAGTTTGGGCCGCTCGACTTCGCTGAATTTGTCGTGCTGTGGCACGCCGCTGACGCCTTCATGACGACCGCTTTGAATGCCGGGTTCGACCCTGAGGACGTCCCGGAATTGCTGCCGCTGTCGATGGAGTAGCCAGCGCAGCTTTCGACTCTCACGCCACTCGCGAACATCGAGTTGGCGTTGCGTCCCGCCTTCGCCGAGATGACATGAGACAATTTGCCCATGCGGTTTACGCTGAACGCCGACCTCGCCAGACGAATCGAGCGACATGTCGATGAAGTTGCACACGAACGGCCGATTGTCGATGAGCAGGCCGTCGAGATCGCGCGCCGGCATCGGTGTTTACCTCTGTTCCGCGGACGGGACGGGTACTACGCGTTAAGCCTTGCCGGTGAAGTCGTTGAATTTCGATGGCAACACTTTGACGAACCGGAGCCCGAGTTGTTCGACGGACGCGCCTACGGGTGCGTTGCCGTGGGCTCACTTAAGTACGACGAGCTAGCGCAACTTCTGCCGACCCGACAAGCTGATGCCTCGCTGTGCGAGCACTGCGCCGGCAGCGGGCAGCATCCTCTGGCGACGACCTATTCTGATCCGCGAGTGATTTGCGAATGCGGCGGTTTGGGGTTCATACCGACGAGGAACGATACACCCGCGACTTATCTTGAACCGTCCACCGGACCGGCTGTGTTTCCTGACGCGATACCAACGACATATAAGGCGTCCCGATTCATTGAACTCTGCGCCGATCACGAACTGGAAAGCGACGGTGAATTGCAGCAGTTGCTGCTTCAGATGTTCCATCAGCCGGAGGTCGAAGTCTTCTATGTGCGTCCCAAGGATCGCGGAGGAAACGCTCGTATCGACGCAGCGATTCAACAAGGCCTTCTTCTCCAGGGCGAACAGAGGTTCTATTACTTTCAGGTCGATGAGAACTGTAACTTTGCGCACGTCAGCCCTACTCGGGGTGATGATGCGCGCGTGGAGTACATGTTTGGATACGAAAAACGTGACTTCGTGTGGGCGAAGCGAATACTTCAAACTCAGATGTACGTCCGAATGCAATTGACACTTTCTGAGCGTGTGCGCCGCGACATTGATGCGGCGCTAAGAGAGGAACGCAACCCTTTCGAAGCGAAGCCGGGCGCATTCGGATTTTCAGTGGATCTTTTCAAGCTCGCCAGCATCGTGCGTGATCGGTACCGACAGTGGCGCGCACGTCGACGTTCCGATCACTAATCTCATGCTAGCTGGCGAGCTGGAAGTCCTCCACCGCGCTCGCGTGAAACTCGACCTGATAGGCGACACGCGGACCGCGGCGCATCATGAATTGCCACCGCTCGAAGACGAACGGCCCGTCCGCTTGCGTGTTCTTCCACGCCTTCGAACGCATCGCCGCCTTCACGCGTCCGATGAGCCGGTAGGCGCCCGCAGTGCCGTCCGGCTTGTCGCGGAAGCTCTCGGCGACGACCACGACGATGAGCTTCAGTTCCTCGCGCTGATCGATGACGGCCTTGCTCGCGACGAGCGGCCCGTCGCTTTCTGCCTTCGGTAGGATCGTGCAGAGGAGCGGCGCGTTCTCGTGTTTCGTGATCGCGTCCTCGATGTCGTCCGCCGACATCACCTTCCTGGCGTCGGTGACCTGATCGCGAAGGCGGTTCTGATTCTCATCATCGAAGACGAGGTAATCGATCGCCATCTATCGGAGAGCGCCGCAGTCGTGATCGGCCGGCAGCGGCCCGGCCTCCGGAGCTGCAGCCGAGCTCGCGATCGGGACGATCGCAGCCGGCTGCGGTGTCAGCTCGATGAGCGCCTGATCGTCCATCCGTTTGAGAACGACGGCGGCGCCGAGCTGCGCGGAGATCGCCTTCGGATCGAAGCGGCCATCGGCGACGTACTTGCCGCGCGTGTAGTGCTGCGAGCCGCTCCAGAGGTACGGCGAGGGAATGCCGCGCTTGCGGTAGCCCATGCCGTTGTAGCCTTCGAGCTTGTACAGCGTTCCGGCGACGCTCCAATCCGTCCACGTCGTGAAGCCGTCGAGCGTGAGGGCGTCCACCGCACTCTCTTCCCACGTGAACGGCGGCTTGCCTTTGAGGGGCCGGCCGGCCGGCACGTTCACCGTGCGGCGACGGAGCGTGTCGCCGTTGTGAAGATGACAGCCGAAGTCACCGGAACACTCCAGATTGTGAATCGCGCCGATGACGTACCACGGAACCTTTGTCTGTGACGCGACCGCCTGATAGCGGTCCCGCGCCTTCATGATCTGAGTCACGACCTTCTCAGTCCGCTCGCGAAACTCCGGCCGCACTGTCGCCGCCCAAAAATTCGACTCGTACTCTTCACGCATCTCGCGTGTGAACGGCATCTCTTCTCCCTTCCATCCCGTGCGAGCGGCGTCTTGCCAGACGCCGCTCACGAAGAAAATTGCGACTGCGATTTCGATCACTACTCACGCTCCTTCGAATGTGTCGAGGTGCTTGGCGTAGACCTCGGTCGCCATCGCGTTGTCCTCGCTCGACACGCCGAGCCACTCGTTCTTCGGATAGCGGACGCTTCGAACGAGGAGGAAGAGGAAGCGGAGCTTGCGGCTCCCGCTGAACTTCTTCCGTTTGTCGTTCTGGACGAGAAAGAGCTTCCCGTCAGTACGCATAAAGAACGTGTTTTCGAAGTGCTCGGCGCGACGTGCCGTGCGGTTGTCTTTGATTGAAAGGCCGGCCGACAGAAAGCTGCCGGCGTCGGACGATGACGACTCGCCGCCCTTTGCTTCGAGCGGGATCGTCAGGTACTGACTGACCTTCGGCGTGATGACCTTGCCTTGGTAGGCAACGTCAGCTCCGATGAAGGTCGAGTAGAGATCGACGCCATCGCCGCCAGGCATCGCCTCCGCACGAATCGACCGGCCGAAGAGTCCGAACTCGCCGCCGAGCGGGTTGAGGCCGAGACGTTTGGCGAGTCCCGACTGAAGCGCGCGGCCGTGAACGTCGACTCCGCGGCCGAGACGATTGCGATTGCTCGCGACGAGACGCTTTGCGATCTCGACGCTTGGGCGCCGGAGCGCGCCCGGTTTCATCCGATCGCCGAGGAGCGCGATCCGCTGCTGGATCTCGCGCAGCCCGACGACTTCGACGCTTTGCTGCGTCAGGCGATCTTGAGAAGCGAGGCGCGCGTCATGACCGGAGCTGATCCGGTCGACCACGCGCCGCTCGTGGACGTCGCACCAGAAGTCAGTTCAGCGACTCCTGGCAACACGGTCGAACGGTCCTCGCTCGCAAGTCCCGCGAGCCACGGCTCGAGCCGGCGCCGCTGCTGCGCGATTGCGTACTCCTCGCTTTCCTTGTCGCTCGTGTTGAGCCACGCCGGTTTGCAGTTGAAGAGCAGGCGCCAACGCCACAGGTCGAGGAAGATCGTGCGGAGCCCCGCACTGAACGGCGCCAGCGGCACGACGTAATACTTCCCGGCATGCAACTCGATCTCGCCGGCCGTGTCGTGTGCGGCCTGTTCCACCTTGCTGTTGTCGTTGTCGGTGATCTCAGCGACACGCGCCGGAGCGATGCGCTCGTAAACGTCTTCGAGCGTCAGCCCGTATGGATACACGGTTAGACGATGCCCGCGTCGTGCAGCTCGCGGTAGAACTTGACCGCACGCTGGAGCGCGTCGAACAGAGCCTGAGTCGTCGTCTTCGTTCCGTCCGCGACGGCCGTCCCCGGCGCATCGCACGCGTTCAGCTGATCGTTGATCGCGAGGAGGGCCGGCTTGTACTGCTCCGGGACGCGCTGCCAGTTCGCCTTCGCGTACTCACGAACGGCTTCGACCTCTTTGCGATGCTCGATGTAGTAGGTGCAGAGCGCGCTGCGATCGGCCTCGGAGCCGCTGAGGCCGCGCACGATTTTGGCGCCCGCGGCAACGCCGGTCACGACGAGCGCGCCGGTCGAGCCGCAGGCAGCGAGCGTCAGAAGAGAGACGATGAGAACAGCAATGGTCAGGATCTTTTTCAATGGTTGGTTTCTCCGTTCTTACAGCAGGGTTGTTAGTCGGTCACTTCGTCCCACGCGGCGCGCAAGGCGGTTTCCAGACGCTCTACCGGCACGCCTTCGCGGAAGGCGTTGATTCCCGCGAACGTCTCGCCTTCGAAGGCGTACTCGGCGCCCTTTTGCTTGAGGAGGCCGAAGTGCTTGGCGAGACGCGCACCGAAGTTGTGCGCGGCGTAGACCGGCGCGAGCGAGGGACGCGTCGGCGCGTCCGGGTCGCTGATCGTGTTGTTCGTCAGCAGTGCTTCGATGTCGCTGTCCGACTGTCCGATCGCGCGCAGCTCCTCTTCCGTCACCGTTGCTCCGGTTGTGCGGATGTCGAGTTCCCGAGGAGCCTTCTTGTCGGTCTGCGGCTTGTAGCCGAGGTTGAGCGTGCCGTGTACCTCGAAGGTGCGCGGCACACTCGTCGTTTCATTGGACATCACGATTCCTTTCGCTTGTTGAGATGGTTCGTGCGCGAAGACGCGCGGAGTTACAGAAAGAGAAGAGCGGCGAGGACAGCGGCGACGACCGTTGAGGCCAGGACGGCGACACTGAGCCGGCGCGGACTGCACCTGAAGTCGCCGCTAATGTGATGACCGCCGCAGGCGTAGCAGCGGGAAACGGCTTCGATCTCGTGATCGTTCATCACGACGCAGCGCTCCGCGCGTGAGCAATAGTTGTGATCGCGCATGTGGGGTTAGGTGATGACGCGATCGGCGAGGAACATGCGGTTATTGCCCGTTGCCGTCGCACGCCACATGACGCCCCACTTATCGACGACCGGGTAGATATCCGCGTCGCGATCCTTGTCGCGGTGCGGTTCGCGCACGATCGGGAATCCTTTACGCCGCACGATCGCGCCGGCGAGCGGCGCGTCGATGGTTGGCTTGTCGATCTTGCGGTAGATGACGACGACGTTCGTCCAGAGGTGGAAGAACTGAATCGTGCGCGTGTCCTTCGGATCGGTTTGCGTCTGGTACTTGCCGCTGAGGATCTTGACTTCCTTCACGCTCCAGATCGCGGCAAGGTGCGCCTCGGTTGCCGGCTGTTTGAAGCCAGCCGTCGTGATGATCTGGCACTTCGGATGGTTCTTCACTTTCGTGAAGACATCCATCGGAAGTCCGACCGTGAACGAGCGGCGGTCGACCTCGTGCGAGACTTCGAGCGCGGTACACCAGCGATCGACATCGACGTTCGGATCGGAGTTGACGTAGTCGCTCCACCGAAGTGCTGAGGCGGCGATCGTCTCTTTGAAACCGGCCGCGAAGTTCGTCGGACTGGAAACGAAGTCGCGAACCGTTTTTTCTTTAAAGAGCGTCAGCGAGTCGCCGGCGCGTTGGATCGTGCGATCCTTGAACGCCTCCCGGTCGTCGGGCTCGATCTCGTTCAGCTCCTCGTCGTAAAGGATGGCGTCGAGGCCAACCTTCACCATCTTGTAGTCGCCGTGCGAGAGCTGAATCGAGACGCTCTTCCGCTTTTCGCCGAGCGGCTGGACAAGGCCGGCGACGATCTTGTGACCGTCGGCGCCGAACTCGGTCCAGCTTCCGCGCTCGCGACTGACGTCTACGGTCGGCAGGATCTCGTTCGCGCCGACGAAGTCCGGCCGCCCGTAGCCGGAGATCAGAGCGCTCTCGTGCGGGAGACCTGACTGCAAATCCTCCGTTCGAGACTGACTTGAAACTTCGAGTGCCTCGATTTCGGAGACACTCATTCCATTGCGGGTTTTCCCCCTCACTCCCTCTCCCATGACGCCCGCAGGGCGCTTCGTTGTGGTGTTGTTGGATTAGCGCCGTCACTCGCGACTGCGGTCGCGGCGGCGCGGAGCGCGGCGTTACGCGGCCTTCAAGACCTTCTGCAGGCGAAGGCGCGCGAGAAGCGCGTTGAAGGCGGTTACGACGTCGGCCGTCGTTGCGCCGCCTGCGAGGTCGGCTAGGGCCGCTGCGGGATTGCGCGAGTCGTAGTTGACGAAGACGAACGCCTCGCGTTGCTCGCCGACATTGCCGCCCGTCGCGACGTAGCAGAGGACTTCTTCGTTATCGCCATCGGCGAGAACCGTGCGGCCTTGGTTGTCGGTCGTACAGAAGCTCTTGTCCGGCACCGTCTCGCCGAGCTCCACCATCGCCGGCCCGAAATTGACGCCCGTGAGACGCGAGGGCGGATTGCCATTCACGTTATCGACGTCGTTCTGTGAGAAGTCGAAACGCGCAACGGCGGCTGCGCGCGAACCGGCGACGGTGATCTGATCGCCGTTCTTGTCGATCCATCGGCCGGCCTTCACGATCGCGGACGGAGCGTACGTCTCCGTCGACACGGGTCTTTTGCCCGGATACTCCATGAGTCCCTCCTTGGGGTGATGTCACGCGAGGCAGGACGCCCGCGCGCTTGTTACGCGGCGACGCGCAGCGATTCGAGACGGAGCCTGTTCGCCTCGGGATAGGTGAGGCCCTTCTCGTTTGCGATGGCGATCGTCTCTGCGAACACCGATGCCGAGGCCTTCAGAGACTCGCTCGCGTCGTCAGGCAGCGCCGCCGCGCGCTCGTCACGTCGCTGCCGTGCGGCTTCGCGCGCGTCGGCTGTTGGCGTAGGCGCATCGGACTGCGTTGCGAGGTCGATCGAGGTCACCTGCAATCCTTCGAGCGACGACAGCGCGAGCGCGACGTCACTCTTCGCGACGCGAATCAGGTCCGCTTCGAATGCGGGCGTGATCTGTTTGCCGGCCTTTCGCTGCCGCGCGATCTCGAACGCGATCCGCTCCTCGGCACTCTTCGTCTCGGCCACGGCGAGACGTTCCTCGAGTTCGCGAACTCTCTCAGCCGATGCGCTCGACGCTTTGAGACTCATGACCGCGAGCGCAAGCTCACGCGTGTCGGTTGTCTCGATGCCGAGCGCGAGAGCGATCGGCGTAAGATCGACGGCCAATGAGCCGTCTTTCCGTTCCGCACGGGCTCCATCCGCGCCCGCCTTTTGCGAAGTCGCCTCGATCGCGGCGGTGAGCTGTTCGTCGCCGAGGAGATGCGCGATTCGTTTCGCGCTCGCGCCTCCTGACTCCGAGCCCTCCTCCAGAAAGATTGTCTCTTCGGTGTCCGGCACCAGCTCCGCTAGTTTGACCAGATCCGCGCGCAGCTCCTTTCCGGTGACGGTGATCGGCCGTCCCACCGTGAAGCGCAGACTCTCCAAAAGTTGATTCAACTCTTTCTCCCTCCCTCCCTTGTTGTTTGCTGTTGCACACAGGAGCCTGAGTGGCGCGCCGCCCTTGTTTTGTGATGTGCGCTCGATGCCGAAGTCGGTCCGCGCGTGATCGGTGATGTACGGCCGGTGCCAGGATCCTGGGTTGTTCGTGAGCGCGAGGTGCCTCAGGCCATAGATCCGGTCGTCTTTGCGCGACCAAAAAAAGCTCGGTGAGTCGTAGTAATACTCGCCGGCTTCGAGCTGCGCTCTCGCCCTTTCGGTCCATTCGACGCGAGCGAGAAGTCCGCTCGCGCCTCCCGCGCGCAACTCGACGATTCGTCCCGCGGCCGGCGCCTCGACGTCCTTGTCCGAGAGGTGTTCGTAATCGACTACGAGGTCGTTGCCGCGGAGATTGAAAAAGTCGACGCAGCTCTCCTGACTGATCTCGTCTGTGATCCAAGTCTTCTTCTCGCCGTCGAGTTCACCGACATACGTCGGCGATGGAAAAATCTGAACCCACTCCGGGGCTGGCCCGCCCATTCTCTGCGAGCCGCGCCGGAGGCGTCCGGCTCTCAGCCACAGGAGCGCGGGCGCGATTTCGGGTACGCATCGCGCGGCACTCTGTTCCCTCACTCCCACTTGCCCCTCTCCCTTTGTAATAGCACCGCCGTTTAGCGGACAGATTTGCGCAGTTCCGCCCAAATCTGACGGGAGACTGCCAGTGCCAGCCTGCCCAACTTCACGTTGCAGACTGAACGTGGTTCGTCGCGCACTGGTCAATTCGCGAGACCGAGGGTAGGGAACCGGTGCGCCGCTGACTCTCCTTAGATATAGGAGGACATGCGATGGGCAACGGCGGAACACGAATAATGGAACCTGAAGTCAGTGCCCAAGCCGTGGCAGACTTCGACCCTGAGATCTTCGTTAAAACGACAATAGCCAACTTCGAGAACCAAACAGGTGCGATGGTTACGCGAAGTGCCGAAAGCCTCATCGTCGATCCAGCGATCCAGCATCGCGACCGCATCATGGAGGAAGTACATGCGCATAATGTGACCGAGGATGTGATTGCTGACGCGGTAGTGACTCTCCTGCGAAACGCCGTACGGTTCGCGCAAGAAGAAGGTAGTGATGTGGTCGAGGACAGACACGTGAAACGCGCGATGCTATTTGAGTGTCGTTGGTTTCCGTGGTGTTGACCATGTCGAACGGTGATTCCAATCCCGGAAAAGACGGACTGCAGAGCGCGGGGGAAGTCCTCAAAGTCACTCTTACGCTGGCCACCGGTGCGCTGGTGTTCGGCGCCGGCTTAGTTAAGGACTATGCAACGTTCCCAGGCTTTTCTTACGTGACAGTGCTGTTGGCATGGGTGCTTCTTGGGTTGTCGGCTGGGGCGGGCATTCTTGCCTTGTCGGCGGTTCCGATGATGCTTTCAAAATCGAACTATGATCTCGAAGATCCTTATCTCACGTGGCCAGCAAGAGTGCATCAGCTCGCATTTGCAATCGGCATTCTCCTGCTGGGTATATCACTCGCGAGAGCGATCAGGTCCAGGCCGATAGCGGAAATATCGAGTAAGACATTACCAGCGGTGACTCAAACGACTACATCGCCAAACCCCATCCTCCCAACGGGAGCGCCGTCCACTTCAACTACAACGCCGCGAACCGCCACAACCCGTTAGCAGGGACGGTGTGCTCGGGCGTCTATGACCATTGACGCGCGATTCAGTCGGCGAGATCGGAACGAGAGCGCGTGAGAAGGCCGATGCGGTAAGCCTCGATGTTGCGCGGCACGATCGTCTGCCACAACCAACCGTCCGCCGTGCGATCGAGGACGATCGTTTGGACCCCGCCGCGAGGTGCGGCGAACGCTCCGATGTAGCGCTTGACGAATGTCGTTCCGCGTTCTGACGCAAACGGCACGAGCCATACTTCGAACGGATCGCGCAGCGTCGGCAGGATGAGCGGAAAGAAGCGACCGTTCCCTCCTGCGAATTCACCTTGCGCGTCTGTCAGAGCGAGGTCGAACGTGTCGCGATTGATGCGCAAACCGTCGCTCGCGTAGTCGAGCACCCACGTTCCCGATCCGTTCTCGATCCCGACCAGCCGCTGAAACACTTCCCACGCGCGTCCGAGCGCACCTTGCGGCACCGCGTTCCCGAGGCGCGGTAGCGGCGAAAGAAGATCGACGTCGGCATCCACGATCGGCGCGAGGCCATAGTCCGCGGGCGTCTTGTGCCGAAGGCGATCGCCGAGTGCGCGCGCGCTTTCCATGAAGACTTTGTCGTCTGCTCCCATCGCATCGGACGCACTGAAGTCCCATCCATCCGCGGGCCGAAGCGTCTGACCGTTGATGACCGGGTACTCGTAACCTTCGGGACTGCGGTAGACGAGTCGCGGATCGACTTCATCGGCGCCGAGTGAAACCCAATGCTGCCGTTCCCAATGATGGTTCGGAGGCCACCAGTGCTTCAAGATCGGGTCGGTGTAATGGACGATCACTCCGAGGAGCGGCTTGCAGATCGCGGAGTTCCGTCCGTCCTTCGGCCCGCGATATTGAAAGAACGGGCGGTCCTCCACGAACTCCATCGCCGCTTTCCACTCACCCGCGGCGTTCGCGGTGACCATCGCGTTGTGGACGACGAGTTCGAAGCGGCTGCCCGGAAGAATCGTCCCGCCGTGTTTCTCGACGATCGCGCTCACTTCGTTCGCGATCTCCGGTGTCGTCTTGTTCGTGGCGATTCCGTCGTCGATGACGCGCGTTACGGCGAGTAGCGAATCCATCTTCGCGAGGCCAGTCATCGTCATCGCCCGCGGCCGGCTCGCATCCATCGCCCTGCTATAGAAGTCAGGCGGGAGGAGCGTTGTCCGCTTCTGGTGAAACTCCAGCGCGTCGCGATAGACGCCGATGCGTGCTGCCTCTGGCATCCCTTACGCGGCCTTCCGATCGGTGCCGCGTTCCGACTCGGCGGCGATGGCGATCGCCTCGGCGAGAGTCATCCCTTCAGCGAGCGCTTCGCCGGCCTTCGTGTGATCGAAGCTGTCGTACTGCTCGGCGAGGAAGTCGCGCATTTCGGCGGGCGAGAGGTTACGCTGCTTTGCGTCCTCGATCGCCGCGAGGAGTTGCGCCGTCTCCTGCTCCGCGGCGCGCCTGTGCATGAAGACCCCGGCAATGACGGCGTCCGTCAGCGTGCGAATGACCGGCCCTTCGTCGGCGTCTGCACGTTGAGAGGAGCGGCGCAGACTCTGCGCGGCGGGTTTCCTCTCCTCGTTGTTCGCCCCGTCGTTCTGCTCGTTCTTCGGTTTCTCACGTTCGGGCGGTTTTGCGTGCTTGAGCTGCTCGTCGACCATCTCCTCGGCTTCTTCGATCGTGTAGCCGGCGCCCTTAATCATCTTGACGGCCGCTTTCGGCGCGATGACGCCGAGCGTGACGTCCTTCAGCGTCTCGCGCACCTGGGCCATACCGATGCCCGTCACCGACTGCGTGGTCGCTACACCGGCTTCGCCGGTTGGCACTGGCGTCTGGCCGTTTGCAGCCGTTCCGTTTGCGGCAGGCGCCCCAGGCGCAGCTCCCGGTACGAGAGGCGTTCGCGGTACGAGATTCGGTACGCCCGCGACCTCCTTCACGTGCTCGGGGTCGATCATCAGACCCGCGGGCTCGATGACGCGGTTCCACTCGACGTACGTTGTCGCCTTCTGTTTCGCGTCCTCGGGCGGATCGACTTTGAACTGGAGGTACGGCAGGCGCGCGAGGAACCGCGGACCGTGATGCAGCGCGACGATCGTGCGAATGAGACCTTGCCGCACGCTGCCGGCGACGCGCTTCGCGATGGCTCTCGTGATCCTCAGATTCGTTCGCTGGGCGCCCTCGCCAGCGAGCGTTCCCGTTCCGGACTTCGCATCGACGATCAGCGTGTGACCGCAGACCGCCTTCGTCGCCTGCTCGTGCGCGAACTTCGCGAGCCCTTCGTAGATGTCCTTGCTGGCATTGAGCGCCTGTTCGAGGTCCAGCTTCGCGCTGGCCGGCAGCACACCCGCGAAGTCGACGCCGATACGCATTACCGCTTCGATGAGCGAGGGTTTGTCGTTCGGGTCAGTGAAGTAGGCGACCGGGATCGGCTTTCCGTACTTCTCCGCGAACGCGAGCCAATCGACGGTCGCGAAGCGCGCGACCATGTAATAAAACGCCAGCGCGCGGAAGAGTCGCGTCTTCCTCGGATTCTGCGGATGAACCGAATGGAGGGTCCAAAGGCCAGGCTTCAGTGATTCGCCAAACGGCTGCGCCTCGGTGAGGAGCCGCAGCTCGTTCCCGACGTACTTGAACCGCACGCCATCCGGCAGGTTGAAGCCTTCCGGCAGGAACGTATTCGGATCGAACCTCGTCTCTGCTGCCGTCAGCGGATACAGGCCATCGCCCCAAGCAAGGTGTTCGAAGTACGCTTCGATGGAAGCGATGCCGTACAGCTTTTCGGCAACGCTCTCGGCGACCTTCTTGTCCTCGTCCTTCGGAGTTCCGTTCGGTGATTCCGTGTACGGCTGCACGTCCCACTCGGCGCCGCTCACGGACGAAACGCGATCGGTCGCAATCGAGAGGAAGTGTGCATCGAGATAGATGCGGTCGCAGAGCGCGATCATGTCGGCGAGTTCGGCCGTGTTGCGCCCGATACGAACGAGCGTCTCGGGATTGATCTCGCGCAGCTCTCTTGACGCCCACCGATTTGCTACCCGCCCGATGTCCGCCTGGCTCGATGTGTCGAGCTTCGATGGAAGCGCAAGCACTTCCCCATAGGGACCGTAAAGGGTCGGATCGTTCGGCATTCGTCGGAGCGGGCTAGGCCTGGGCTAGGCCGCAACCTTCGCAAGACGCTCGCGCCGGCTCACGAAACGCTTCGCCGCGAAGTCGTCGGCGTCAGTAAGGATCGCGAGTGCATCGCGACGCGACGTCTGCGGGAGCGGTGTCACTGCGAACGGCAGGATCGAAGGAGCGATGAGGCGCGCCACGAGCGCGGCTGCCGCGGCCATCGCGAAATGGTTGTCTACGTTGTCAATGAACCGATGAATCTCGTTGCCGCGGGCGTCTTTGTCCGCGACCTTCTGGAGCTTCTTGAGATGCTCGCGCACATCTTTCATGACGGGCGTTTTTTCATCCGGGATGAGAAGCCCGCGTTGTGCGTGCGTCGCTTCAGCGCACCAGCGCTCCAAGAGGCGATTGCGGTCGATCTTCGCAAGCCAGAACTTTGGCGTCAGCTCTTCGTCGCGATGAGCACTGCCGAGCGAGTCGTCCGTAATCATCTGCTCGAAAAGCGTCAGCTCCTTGCCGTTGTCGAACTGAAGGAGCGCGAGCCGTTGCCGGTGTTCCGACGCGAGCCGCTGCGAAGAATCAAAAAGCGGCATCATGTCGCTCACGCCAAAGCGCGGCTCCAGCTCCGCGATCAGCTCGTGCGTTCGTTTGACCCACGAGTGACTGTGCATCCGTTCGGCGTAGATGAGGCGCGGACGCTGCTCAGAGACGATCCACTCCTCGGCCCAAAACCAGCACGCCTTGCCGAGATCGATCCCGAAGAAGATCGGGTCGTTCGTGCGTGCGAGCTTGAGGACGTAAGGCCGCGCCATTTTCTGAAGCACGACGTCCGTGATCGGTTGCATCGCGCCGGCATCAGCCATCGCGCGGACGGAGCGATTGAAAATCGCCATGTCCTCGGGATCGGCATTCGCGAGCGCGTCGTGGTACGCCTTCATGATCGCGTTGCCGTCGATCGCCGAAATCGCGAGAGCTGAGATGCGGAAGGAGAAGTGCGGCTCTGCTCCGTTCTCGCGCTCCGGATACCGCGCAACGAAGCGTCCTCCCGCTACATCGAGCGGCGCCTGGCATGAGGGGCAGACGCGAATCCAATCAGCGCCCACCTGGCGCATGCACTCTGGAAATGCTTCTTCGAGACAGACCTCGCGCGCGTCACAGCTTGCGCAGTTGATGAGCCAGCGCCGCTGCGATCCGTCCTGAAAGCGCTTGTCGATGCCGGAGTTCGCGGCGTACGGCGCCGAGAAGTCCAGCTCGAAACGCAGCATCGAATGGCGCATGCGGCCGGTCTTCCACTTGCGCACCGCTTCCGACGTCAGGTCGACCTCATCCGACACCTGCAGATCCATCGGACGCGATGTCGCGCCTTTCAGCTTGGCCAGACCGAGCAGGTAAACGTACTTGTCGCGGAACTGTTTGAGCGTGCCGCGCTCCACATCACCGTCGCTTGCGAGCCGCGCGAGGTATTCGGACTCGTTGATGATCGGCGTGAGCTTGGCAAGTCCCCATTCCTTCGCGAACTCGTCGTCAGGGAGAAAGTAACCGCCGTTGTATCCGTGCTCGACCGCCGCCCATACCGGCACCGCGAGCGCGAGCGTCGTAAACCCGATCTGTTCGCCTTTGATCGTTGTAACGCGCGCGTCTTTTACGCCTCCACGAATCAGAGAATCGATCGTTTCCACGACTACGCCGAGCGGTTCGTGACCGACAATCGACCAAGGACCGTTGTCGGTTTTGACCTCGATCTCGAGGAACTCGCGCAACGTGAGGCCTCGTCTGTCTCGCGAGACGCCTGACGCCTCAGTGCGCGCTTGCTCTGCGCGCAGCTCGCGCGCGAGTCCCCCGGCGAAAGTCATTTACTCGTAGGTCTCCTCGACTTCGATGACGCTCCCCGTCGACCACTTCTTGGTGGTCTCGTTCGGAGCGAGGCTGAAAAAGAGACCGGACGTTGTGCCGGTGGTCTTCTCGGTGACCTCGATTTCGCGTCGCGCTTCGATCTTCACCGTGCGGCGCGTGAGGCGCGGCGGCGTGCCGGGAAAGTGGAGCTCGGAGATGTACGGCAGGAGCGCAGAGTTTGTGCTGCGCGCGAAGCGAGAGCTATTGCGGTGAGACATGGAGTTGGATTCCTTTCGAGGGATGATGTGGCGTGATTGGATTTCGGAGTTCACGCGTGTTCTTCGCGTCGCGCAGCTCCGGCTTCTTCGGGTTACTTTTTGATTACTCTGTTGGAGAAAGCGCCGCTACTCCGCGTCAGGACCTTCAGGCCCCGCGACTCTCGCTCGCCGCTGCGATGCGCTCCCAATGTCGGATGCGCTCGTTCGCTATTTCGGCGTTGTGCGAATTGAGCTCAATGCCGATGAACGACATGCCTTCCAGCGCAGCGGCGCAGCCGGTTGTGCCGCTTCCTGCGAACGGATCGAGAACCGTCCCTCCCGGTCGTGTAACGAGCCGGACCAGATAGCGCATGAGAGCGATCGGCTTGACTGTCTCGTGCGTGTTTCGCTCCGCAAGGCCAGCACTCCGTTCCGCGGCGGACGGCTTTGCGACGTAGAAGAAACGAGATGCGCCGCCCGAATCGCCGTAGGCGACGCCGCTCGGCATCGCGGGCAGGAGGCCCGTATATCCGCCGCGGTTTCGTCGCGGCTTCGCGTAGCGCCTGCCGCTCTTTCGTACTCCGCTCTGCGCGTCGAGTTCGCACGCCGCGAACTCATCGAAGATGACGTTAGTTGGCCAGCGGCCGGCGTCGTACATCTTCCTCGTCTTGCGAGTGGACTGCGGAATGTTACTGCGCGCCTTGCTTGTGAAGGCTCCTTGTCTTTGCGGACGCCTGCGGGTGCCGATCCGGCACGCGTCGATATTGAGGGCGCCTGTACCGTGTTGAAGGATGTTCTCCGCAACCGTGCCGCGGAGCGGCCTGCGTGCAACCACGATCGGTTCATGCGCGGGCTTGAGGGTCGTCGACCATCCTTCCCACGCGTGGGATTCATCAGTTGCCGCCGTCGTCTCGGCGAAAGTCTTAGTGCGGCCTCGCGCGAATGAGTGGGCTCTGTTGTCAGGATTGCTGACGCCGTTGGTCCGGATGCCTACAACCGGCCTCTCGGCACCACGGTGTTTGTCGATCGCCTTCGACACATCCGAACCGTGCGGAAAACCTGAGCCGTAGATCCAGTGAATCGAGTCGCGGACTTCAAAGCCACCGTTTTCGACCGCCAACCCAAGACGGTGATACGTCCGCGGCGCGCCAAACGCCAGAAGATGCCCTCCCGGTTTGATGATGCGCGAGCATTCGCGCCACAGCTCTTCGTTGTGCGCAACGCCCGTTGCGTCCCATCTTCGTCCAAGGAAGGCAATCTCATAAGGCGGGTCTGTGACGATTGAGTCGATGGACTCGGCCGACATCGCCCGCAATTGATCGAGAGCATTGCCGACGATTACGCGGCCATGAATGCCTGTGGAGGCGGCGTTATGCGTTGGGTTTCGACTATCGGTTTGCGTTATGTTCATTGTTTGATGGGGTTTTGAAGTAATATGGTCTTGCGGGGATTCCGGGGGAGCGGCGACAACCCCGTCGCCAACGCGCGCTAAACTCACGGTCGCTCCCCTTATTTGCCTGCTTCCGTGGTCGCCGAGAGTGTCGCGAGCGGTGGCTCGGCGCATTGATTCCCAACATCTCCAGCATCCGACGGCCGGCGCTCACCGAAGAGTGCCGGCCGTTTTCCGCGTCGGGGTACTCGCGCGAGCACGAGTCGTGAGGAGAAACAAGATCGAACTTAGATCGGAGTATGGATGTTAGAGCTTCAAGCCCGCCGGTATCTTGCCTGAGAAGTAGCCGTAGCCATCGACGAGCGAGGCTGCCGCCACGATTCCATACGCCAGTACAACAACGATGACGTTAATCGTTGCGACGGCATTTCTTTCACGACAGGCGTTGAAAGCATTGACCGCCGCGGCGAATCGCCATTCTGCCGCGCCCGAGATCGCTGTGGTAAGTCCTATTCCCCACGCAAGACCCAATCCGACCGCTGCCGAACCAATCCACGGAAACGCGGCAACAAGGCTGATCGTGATGAGAAGTGCGGTAAATACAGCCATCAGCGACAGAAGCGAAATGAGCATAAGACGAAGCTCAGCAAACTCGGCAGAACATACGTCGGCGCATTGGTCAACCAACACCAACGCAGCGATGTAACAGCCAGTCGAGACGGCAGTGAGCGAAATCACGGTTACCATCAGCGCCACATTCCCTGCTGCGGTAAAGAGATTCGTCGCGTTAAGTATGGCGATGCCGAGTAAGACCAACGTCGCGAGGAAGGTGGCCTTGGCGGAGCCAAGGAGAATCGACACAGCAGTCATATCGCACATGGCTTTCCCTTTCAGCAGGTAGTGTGTGCGCCGTCTGATTCGTTTCATCCCTTCAGGGTTTTTGGAAACTAGGCGAATTCTTCGATGGGACGTGCCGCCATCGTCGCTGCGAGCCGATCGAGGAACGAATTCGCCTCGACCGCTCCATCAGCGAGCAGTTCCGACAGCTCAGGCGTAACGTTCGGGTCGGTGTCCCGAATGTCGCCGCGTGCGATCTCGTCGGCGTACACGGCTACCTGTGCGTGGATCTTCTCCTCGCCGACGAAGCGAGTGACCGTCACGATCGCGGCGACTGTCCGCGGCGGCTCATCCTCTTTCGCTCGGATCGGCAGACGCGCCGTCGTGTTTACGAGATGTCGACGCGGATGCGTCGGAAACGGAACGACGTTCGCGTCACTGCTGGAGTGGTTCGCCAGGAGGTGCTTTTCAAAGTCGCGATCGATCATTTCTTCTCCGTTGATGCCTCGGCGTTGTCAATTGCCGCCAGCACCAGGTCGAGTGCTTCAGGTTGATCTTTGAGAACCGCCACAATCTCGGCGCGTGCCTGCGCATAGGCGCGTCGTGCTCCGATTCCGGCGGCTCTTCGCTCTGCTTCACGCCGTGCCGAAGACGTCTGGAGCTTCCGATGCAGGTCGATGAGGGACGCTGCCTTTGCAGAAACGCCCGGTTCCTCATGCAGCTCGTTTTCGAGGGCGTTGAGAAGGCTCGCATTCGCAAGCGCCGTAATCGTCGCTTCCGTCGCGAGGACATCCTCCCCGCCGATCGCAGCGCTGAGCGCTGCTGTCTGATCCGCGAGCGTTTGCTTCTGCGCCCGCTCCGCGTTCCATCGAATCCAATGTGTATGGATTGAAGTCTTTCCGGTGCGGAAGCCCGCCGCGCGGATCTTCGGCCAGAAGGGCGTCTTTTTCAGACGCTCTTCAATTTCTTTGAACGACGCCCGCGGCACCTTTTCGAACTCGGCCTCGAGCCACTCGGCCAGTCCTGGGATCTGCGGGATGAGTGGTTGCCCGCGCCGGCCACGATTCTCCGGAGGCGTCGGACGGCGGCGCTGTTCCGTCGCCGTCCATCGCTGCGAGCACTGCGTGCAGCCGCTGCAAGCGGTGTGGGCGCGTGCCGTGCTATGCCGCGGCATTCGATCCTTCTTCCTCGATGTCGGGTGTGAACGGCTCGACTCGCACGCTGAAGCGCGCCGCGAGTGCGACGAGCTGCAGATGGATGTAGGCGAGCATCCGGCCGTTTCGTCGCTGTTCGCGCTTCAGATCGCCGAGATCGTCATGACGCACATACTCACGTGCGAGCGACAGCTCGATAGCGGCGATCTTCCTCGCGTTCTCCTCGACTCGTGCGAGAGCTTGCCTCACTGCCCAGCCCACGAGCGACAGCACAGCACCGATGACAACTTCAATCACGTTAGGACTCCAGTTGAACGACACCGCCCTCTCCCTTCCGTTGTTGATATTGAGTTTTCCGTTCTCCTCGGCTGGCTCAACGCATGTCCATTGCGTTAGTGGTTGGACCGAGGGACGGTGCCGCTCTCGTGAAGCAGGCCCGCCCGCGCGCGGGTGGAGTCCGTAGTGACTCTTCCGTCGACTGCCTTGCCCGCGCGTCGGGCGAGAGCTGCAACAAGACATCGGGAGGCGAATGGTTGGACCGCCGTTGTGGAGTGATAACGGTGCCGACGCGGGGCGCGTCGTGCTGTTGGTTCCGTTTCCCGGTTCGCGATCTGTGGGTTGGTCGCGTTGAGTGCGAAGCCCGGTCCCGATGTCTTGTTGCAGCCCTCGCGGGGCTTTACGGCAACTTCAAATTCGCGTCGGGCGCCGCCCGCCCGTCTCGACCGCTCTTCGCCCTCATCCCTCTCCCATTCCGCCCGCGGGCGAGAGCGGGAGTCCGTGGCGAGCAACGGCCCGACGCGAATACCTTTGTCTTGGTTGTGGTGTCTTCCGGATCACGCGTGAACTGCGGTCCCCATTTCTCGACGACCCGCCGCATGATCGCGGCCCGCACCTCCGGTACACCATCGATGCGCATCGCTTCGAAAAAGATGGAAGCGGCTTCGCCTGAAGAGACTCGGTAACGGAGGCGTGTCGTCGGATGCGCGCCGCACACGTACCGCGGTACTCGCTGTCTGCCTCCGTCCACCGCGAGACGACCGCAGCGCGAGCAATGAGGAGTGCAGAGGAGATCGTGAATCACGGCCGCTCTGCGGTAGTCGCCGATGAACGGATCACCGAAGACGGTCCAAAGCGCCCGCGGAATCGTCGTGCCGTCGAACGTGAATCCTCGCGGCGCCGTCCACCTGTTGCCGGCCGAATCGACCAGCGAGAACTTCTGGCGAAGCTCCATGAGCCGATCATCGCCGTCGTGCCTGAGCCACTTGGCGACGACGTCTCCTTCAAAATACGGCTGCGTTACCCCTGCGAGCGCGACCGCGTTCATGCGCGTTCTCCTCGTGCTACTTGTTTGGATTGGTTGGAACCGATTGCTACAACCCGAAGAGCCCGCCTGATCTTGGATGCGATCGGTACGACTCCGGGTATCGAGGTTGGATTGTCTTTGGCAGCTCGACTGGAGTCTCGCTTCAACCCGTGCGGCCCTTGCTCCGGCCGCCCTCACAACGATGCGAAGAATAGGGGCGGAGTCCGCAGAACACCATGACCCTATCTCGCCATGCGCGTCGTTACGTGTGCTTATGTACGCCTACGATCGCTAACTTTCAGGGTTGAGAGGCGCCGAATGCCGACTCGAAGCGTCAATTCGTTGGGGAAATATATTGTAATGTCCCTTATGAATCATTGGATAAATATGCTGAAATGTCCATTATGATTCGTGGGATAAATAATCTGAAATGTCCATTATGAGTGTCGCCTGCGACCGGTGCGCAAACCATAAGTGTCTGTGCACACAGAAATATATGCAACTGTAGACGGTTAACTTATTTGACGTGTCCTCTGGCCTGACCCCCGAATATCTGAGAGAACGCTACTCGCTCAAGAAGGTGTGCGAGATTCTCGACTGCGACGAAGTCACTCTCCGGCGCTGGCTGCGCGAGGGGGGAGTACCGCTCGAAGACGGCCGACGCATAAAGATTTCCTTCATCCCTCTCGGAGTGAGGAACAAGGTGTTCCTGAAGGAAGAGATTGATCGCGTCTGGCGTGAACTGAAAGCGGCAGGCGAAGAGATGGCGATGGCGGACGTTCTCGATTTTCCCGCGGAGGATGAGCGGCGCGAGCGGGCTCGCCATTCGGAGTCCGAGCACGAGCGGCGGCGAGGTAGCTCGAACCGGCGCATATCGTGACGCGGGGTTTCAGTCGGGGTAGTGGCTAATGCCGGCTCGCACGCCTTCGGACGCGTTGCCTTCTCGATACGGGGATGAGCGCCGGAAAGTGATCCCGCGTCCTTCAGACTCCGCGGCGGCGCTCCAGCTCATCGAAGCGCTCCTTTACTCCCTCGGGCCAGGGCTGCTTTCCCGTTCGACACTGGAGAAGGTGCTTGAGTGAGATACCGAGTGTCGCCGCGATGTTTCGCCATGACAGTTCGCCATCGCTTCGCGTGCGCCGCGGCTGCGCTGGAGGCTGCGCGAGCAGCGCTGCGCGTCGTGAGGCATCTGCGGTTGTCGTGCTGCTGCCGCGCAGTCGCTCGATCGCTTCGAAGCGCTCCTGCATTCCGGCCGGCCATCGGAGCTGACCCTTTCGATACCGCACGAGCGTGCGGAGCGCGATGCCGAGCATGTTGGCGATCGTGCCGTATGACAGCTCGTCGTCACGGAGGTTCGTTCGCGTCCGGTCTTTCTTCACACGTCGCGGGGAGACGACGCAGAGCGACTGCGCAGCGGCGTCGTCAGCGTCGAGAACCGCTTCCAGAATCGTCGCCGTGACTTCGGTCGGCAACGAGCCCGCGCTCTGCCGCGCAACCGTCGAGAACTGCCCGATTGCCACGACGGGATTTCCTGTATCCGTCTTTCCACGCGCCGCCTCAAGCTCCGCGAAGCGTTGCAAGACGTACTGAATCTTCGCTCGCCGGTAGTCGGCGAAGCGTTCCTTGGCGCCTTCGACGTACGCCGCGGCCATGCGTTTCAGCTCCTTGTTGTCGCTGAAGACGCGAGCGATGAGGCGCCGCGTTACCTCGTCGCGCGAGCTGTACGTTGCGTCCTCGGGATCAACCTGTGCGTTGCATACGAATGCGCCCGTCGCGCGATCGAGGATGATCGCGGACATCGGGTCGTCTGGATTCGGGCGGAAGTCCACGCGCTCGCCGAAGTATTCAAGGTGCTTGTGGAGCGATGTCAGACGGCAGATGCGTCCCTCATGCTGGATACCGTTCTGCCCGACGACGCGTCCGCC